CAGAACTTCTTATGGAATAGTTATATGCCAGCGAACAAGGATAAGAAAATGGTATTTGTATCCATAGATCATACAGCTCTTATACAAGGCACGGGTGACGCTAAGAGGAATATAGATAGTCTGATAACCATGTGTAATATAGCTAAAAGAACTTTTCCCAATATATTCTTTCTTATAATATCACAACTTAACCGTGATATTGAGGGAAGACGGGATCCTAAGGATCATATGCCAAAACAATCTGATTTCTATCAATCAGATACATTGGGGCAATTGTGTACGGCTATGGTAGCGTTGAATATCCCAAAAAGATACGGATATTCATCATACATGCAATTCCCGCAAGGCTGGTATCCTAATCTGGAACGTTTTAAGAGTGAATCAAGGCGCTCTTTCCGTGTAGATGGACTTATATTCCATCATATAGTAAAAGTCCGTCAAAGATCATTAGAGGAGATTGATGCGATACATGTAGATATTATGAAAGGATATGAGCGATATTATCCTGATGGAGGGGTGGTGCGCCAAGAAAGACCAGGAGGCTCGGATGCCCCTGTGGGTAGCGGCAAGCCGGACACGACAGTCGTTACGCTACCGCCCCCGCCTCCCAGTATTCCATTGGAGCAGCAATACATACCGCCTAGCGATGATTTTAATGTAGTACATGACGAAACACCTTATTGACATGAGATTGAGACATAATTACTTGCTTGTAGTGATAAAGGTGCTGGAAATGTTCTTGAAGACCGTATTGTCGGTTGAGGATAAGATGGGGATAAAGGAAATTATATCCTCGTTAAAGGAAATGGCTAAATACAGCATCAGATATATCATAAATCGGGAACGGGAAAAGGAGATCATGAGTATCTGTGATGAGGTATCCAATAAAGTACAGGAGTATAAAAGGATAAATGACAACTCAATGATATTGGAATTGGAGAACCTAAAAAGGGAAGTTGTGGCGGTGGAGGATCTTCTTAGCTCATACAAGGGGGTTCTTGACGCCGAACTGGTGATAGCCGAGGATGATATCAGAATCATACGGGACAAGATCGCTATAAGCCTGAGGGAGGACGGAACATGTAAGAGCATGACTGATGCTGATAAAAGGGCTAGGGTGGACGTAAGATACGAGCGGGCTTTAGAGGACTATCGAATCCTTCTAAGATGCGCCAATACGGTTAGGGCTAAAATGTCAGTTATAGGGCATCTTAATCAATCAATAAATCAATCTATATCAGTCGGTAGGGTTGGTATGGCTAATGAATCTTATACGGTAAAACAGTATGAAAAAGGGAAAGAGATTATCGAAAGCAGACGCCCTTAGGGTGTTGAGAAGAGCTTACGATCTAATAAAGAATGATAATTATACATTTATGTGCAGAGCAATAGAAAAGGCAGCGGTTGAATTATCACTTGCTGAAAGATCATGTGTGGCGTGTTATCTTATACCAGAACTGAAGATGTTCAAACCTGTAAACAGAAAAAATGGAGATTTTCGGTTTCATTCATCAAAGAAAAACATAAGGTTACATATAATAGATACGCTAATAGATATATATAACGGAAATGATCATCCCGATATAGTCGAGAGGGTAGCCAGAAAGATAAGGTCAATATTTTAACTCATTAGCTTATGTATAGGTGATTATATACCATTTTACACAAAAAAAAGATGAGAAATGATATACATTTGTACGAAAATCCGTACTGGGTATCACCAATACCCTCTACCGGTTGCACAAGAGTGAGATCGCCGGATTCTTTTACTAAACAAAACGTTTTTGATTTTACTTACCCAACGAATGTTTTAGGGTAAAACCTTATATCAAAGACCTCTTTTGCTCAATCGTCTTGTCCGAAACAAGGGACTATATGATTCGATTGAGTGAGACAAAATTAGAAAAGAAGAATGTGAAATTAAATAACATACGTACGTTTTACAACATATCTGGTGTAAAGTAGTATATAATAACCTATGTATATTAATTTTGAACAGATGATGACATCAGGATTAACGATGTCTGATGTTGGATATCTTTTGATGATCCGGCAAAAAGAAGAGATGGCTAACACCATTCCAAAGGAGAAAATAGATAGTTATAAAGCATCTGGTTATATTGAGCTTCAGAAGAATGGGAAGTGGAAGATAACGCCAAGGGGAGGATCGCTGCTGATGCTGATAGAGACACCCGGTCTGACACCGGAGGTCGAGGGGATCCGGGACCGTATCGTTGGGGTATATAACGATATGGGTAAGGATACAGGAGCTATCAAGGAGGTGGAGAAAAGGCTTATCTGGTTTGTGGCTAACACCAACTTCAAGGAAGAACCTATAGTAAGGGCTGTAATATCCCATATAGACCTTAAACGTGAATATACGATGAGGTTGGATAACTTGATATGGAAACCGTCAAATGTCTATAGCGTACATATGAGCTTATCGGAATCAACGTTATTCGATACGATCATAAAGATGTATGGCATGACATCCGATCTGTATCTTAGGGAGAATAAGAATAAGGAGCTGGCATGGTTGTTCGCCGTAAGCCGGCTTCCGGACCCCCCCAAGAGGATGGATAAGGAATATACTATTACTGGAGATGTTAAGATGGACATCGAAAGAATATCAAATATAAAAAAAGAATTAGGTAGAAGATTAAAAATGTCGATTTAAGAGTTATGAAAAGAAATCAAGTATTAGGAGTAGTAATAGACGCAATATTTGCGAAAACATCTGAGTTTGATGATATTGAAGACATAAAGGAAGATAGTAACCTATCGTCCGATATGGCTATGGATTCATTGGATCTTGTTGAAGTGATAATGGATATAGAAAAGATGACAGGTGAATACATACCAGACGAGGTGTTTCGCAATACCCCTTGCGATGAAATAACGGTAGGAAGTTTAACTGATATGTTGTATGTTTATTTTAAGGACAAATAATGGACTTTGGATATGACGATTGGGAAGAGGAGTTAGAAACCCCTCTTGTCGATGATTGCGATGACGATTATAACGAGGAGGACGAGTATGATTTCGGCTAAAGAACTAAGGATAGGGAATCTTGTAAAAGACAAGGCTGGCAATATATGGAGGGTAGGGTGCGTTACTGGTATGCGTAATGAAAGTAAGTCATTGATCCTTGAACGTGAGGTTGATGACGGGATAATGAAATGGTATTCCGGGGAAGACGATGTCATGCCTATTGAGATAGATGATAACCTGCTTAATACCATCGGGTTTAAGCGTGATAAAGGACGGGATGTATATCGAGGCTACGGAATATCTATAGAGTTTTTTAATGATGGGTATTATCTTGGGCTTAGGGATCTGGAAGACGATCTAAGCGATCCTATACATATCAAGAATCTCCACCATCTACAAAACCTGTCAATGGATTTATATGGACATGATATAGATAAAGACTTATGATTATACCGGAGAATAATTTGTTATGCAAGGTCATAAACGGAGAGAAGGTTCTTGCCGCATCCTATTCACAGATAGACACGTTCGTCCAATGTCCATACAAGTGGTATAAGACTTACGTGGAGGGTCATAGGTCTACGGAGAAGCATGAGGCTACGTCATATGGTACGGTTATCCACCAGACAATGGAGTATTTCTTCAAGAACGGATGCAGACCTTCTTATGAGGATATGAGCAAGGCATTCAACTACTACGCCGATATAGAGAAAATACCTTTTGATAGCGTTAAATCTCAGATCGAGTCCATGCAACATGCGGCTAGGCTAATAAGATGGATCGTAGGGTTGTTTGAGAAGGACGCGGCTGGCAATTACAAGAAATCGTGGTCGGATCTTACGCCAATGGAGAAAGTGATCCGGGGGTCGAGACCGGCCGGCGTGGAGGAGGGCTTCGTCCTGCCCCTTACATTGGATGGTGTGACATACGATAAGGTACATATCATAGGATCAGTAGACTGGAGAGGTGAGTATAAGACAAAAGACAGAACAGCTATGTATACGATAGACTGGAAGTCTGGGAGAAAATTATTCGATAAGGATAAATTGCTTCACAATCTCCAGCATCCGATATACGCCTTTTACATACTCAGAAAATATAAGGTATTACCAGATATGTGTAGCTATTTTTTTACCCGTATGTTGGATAACCAAAACGTGAAGGTAGATAAGGAAAAGGTAGAGAGGTCAGTCAAGGAGCTTAATGATATTCTTCTTGATATGTATGATTTCGAAACAAATAAAATCAATAGCTATCAAGCTCACGTTTGGGACGATGTCAAGCAAGAGTATAAATACGAGACACGCTACCTCATGGGACGCCAGCCGGCCTGCCTTGAACCCCGTCCCAAGCCCTTGTGTTTTTGGTGCGATTTCTCAATCCATAAACAAGGGACATGCAGATATTCATCGAATTGGGATGAGTCAAAAAGAAAGAATAAAAAAGATTAACTTTATTAAAAAGCCTAGGTAAATATCTAGGCTTTAATTATATTTGCGATGCAAAAAGATCAGATCATGGAAGAGAAAGATGTATTAAATTTATTAATGTCGAGAAAAGATATCAGGAAGCTGGTAGAGAAATCGAATGAATGTTATTCTAAAATGGATTTCGTGGGAGTCATGAAATACCGGAAGGAGATAAAGGATATAGTAGACCGGGAATCGAAGATTATGTTGACAAAAAGCGAGTCTTTGGTAAGCTTGATGAATAACGCTGATAATGAATATAAATTCAATATGCTGGTATGGCTACATTCCATGATGTGCATGGCGGATGTATTTAATGGGATATTGGAGGATTTCAAGGATGGAGTAAGAAAAGCCAATGGCAACTCTAAATTCGTTAAGTTCGATAATCTGGATAGATTGATGACAGAATGCAAGAAGGAGATTGATTACCTGATGAAAGGCACAAGTAAATCATTTCAAATATCCTTTGCCGTAAGGAGCGATGAGATGAGAGAGATGATAGAGAATATGGTTGGGGATAATATCCGGGAAGGGTACGACATGTTTAAGGAAGAGGCTAAGATGACCAAAGAGACAGACAGGAGCAAGATAGAGGAATTTAATAAAAAACTTGACCATGATCAAATGCAATATAAAGCTAGGTGATATAGTCCATACCCAGATAGGGATAGGAGAGGTGATAGCCATAAGCAAGACCAAAGAGACTTTGATGGTAAAAATGGACGATGGTCGGGAATGTGCGATAAGACTAGAGTACGTGAAAGACGTTTTTGATAACTACAGAGATGACATATAAATTAAGGCCATATCAAGAGGAGTGTGTTAAAAGTATCTCCGATTACATAAACTCTGATAGACATGATCCAGTGTTAGTCATCGGACCGGTAGGTTGCGGTAAATCGATCCTCATAGCAGAAGCGGCAAGATTGATGGGAGATAAGACGCTGGTCTTACAACCATCAAAAGAATTGCTACAGCAGAATTATGATAAGCTTACATCATATGGCATACCGGCTACCATCTATTCCGCCTCCTGTGGCAAGAAAGAGCTGTCTAACATGATATACGCCACGTTAGGGTCTATCAAGAAGGTTGTTGGTCAGCTTAAGGAGATGGGGATCAGGAACGTGTTGATAGATGAGGCTCATGCCGGATACAGTCCTGAGGACGGCAGTGAGTTCATGACATTCATGAATGAGCTGAAGCCTAGCAAGGTGATAGGGTTTACAGCCACGCCATGTAGACTTAAAAACATGTCGATAGGACAGACATCATATTCCCAACTTAATTTCATCACTCGTATGAGACCGGTATATTTCAAGAACCTGATTCACGTGATACAGGTAGAGGAGATGATAAGGCAAGGATTTTGGACACCTCTTAAATATGAGACATGGGATTTCAATGGGGATGCCCTTAAACTTAATTCTAACGGCTCCGAATATACGGCTGAGTCTATTAGTGAGGCGGTGAGAAAAAACGGCTTAAACAACCTTATTTTACGTCGGTTGATGGTATTAAAAGACGTATGCAGATCTATACTGGTGTTTATGGATTCTGTTGAGAGCTGCAATACGGCCGCCGAATGGATGAACGCAAAGATATGCGCTGGCATGGCGGAGGTAGTTCACGGAGGCACGCCAAAAAAGCAGCGGGAGGCTATAGTCGAGAGATTCAAGTCAGGTGGGACGAGGGTAGTGTTCAACTATTCCGCCCTCGGTACGGGATTCGATCATCCGGGTCTGGACTGCGTGATAGTAGGAAGACCGACATTTTCGTTCTCGTCGTTTTATCAGTGGCTTGGCAGGGCGGTTAGGATAAAGGACGGTAAGGATAGCGCATTGGTCGTTGATTGTTGTAACAACTCGTCAAGGTTCGGTGATATAAGGAAACTTAGTATAGAGAACTACAAGGGGTATGGATGGGGAATGTTTATCGGCGATAAGCTAATAACTAATATCCCGATGGGGGATAAGGTAACGAAAACAGATCTGGATATCAAAGCCGCCAAGAAAGATCGTAGGAGGGGGCTGGCGCAGGGCGTAACCGCCGCCCCTGTTCCCGGAAGGCCGGATCATCCCCTTGGATCTACGGTGATGACATTCGGCAAGTATTGTGGATGGATGTTTCATTCGATTCCAGTATCGTATTTCAAATTCATAAACGAGACATTTGACTGGGATAATGACAGGAACAAGGATATAAAAGAATACATAGATTTTTTAATCAAAAACAACAGATTATGACAGGATGTATATATCATGAGGCTGATCTTGACGGAGTAATGTCAGCGGCTATAGTAAAAAAGTATTTCAAAGGGGACATTGATCTTCTTCCTTACAATTACGGCAAGGAAATACCTGACGTGAATAAATATGATAAGGTGTTTGTAGTTGACGTGTCATTTGGCGATAGAACGAGATTCTTATTCGACGAATGGGAAGACAAGGGGATAGATGTCACATGGATAGACCACCATAAGACGGCGATAGAAGCTGTGAAGGACTATAATGTCAAAGGCAAAAGACGTATCGGAACGGCGGCTTGTGAGCTTACGTGGGAATATCTTTTCGATGATATCGAAACCCCTGACGTGGTAAAATTATTGAGCGCTTATGATGTATGGGATCATGATCGCTTCGAATGGAGTGACGTTCTTTCATTCCAATATGGGATGAGAGGGTATTGCGGGCTTGACGTTGACATGGTCAGGGAGGTGCTAAACAAGGCGAATGGCGAGTTTGTTTCTGATATGATAAGAAATGGCGAGGCCATAATAGAATATATCATCGAGAAAAACAGAGGAGAAATGAAGATGTTCTCATTCGAGGCAGATATATTTGGATACAAGGCGATATGTATGAATACTACGGAGTTTAACTCCACCACATTCGAGTCTATGTACGATCCTAGAAAACATGATTTGATGATGCCATTTTGCTGGAACGGCAGATTCTTCAGATGCTCGTTCTATACCACCAAGAAGGAGGTGGATGTCTCGGCGCTGGCACGCAAGGCCAACCCATGTGGAGGAGGCCATAAGGCGGCTGCCGGATTCCAGCTTAGCGTGGAGGATATGATGGGATTTTTGAAAGAAAGGAGGATGTGATATGGTAGGGTTGATATTTATTATTATAATAACAGTAATCTCCTTTGCCATGATGATGGAGGGATGGAAAAATATGATTCACTCAAATTCCATACGGGATTACTTGTGGCATGTATAAGTGTTATAATGATTTTTCCAATAATGCAATATAATATGGGGAATATGAAAAACGTGTACAAATTCAAGAGACTTAACGAAATGAAGCTAGACGATTACGGCTTCGGTTTGTTCGAGTACAATGGAACCCTTTATTTCAAGGAAGCGGAAGGAGAGAAATGCTTCGACGTAAGAAGCGGGAATGAGGTTATTATCGGGAAAGATAAAATTGTAACGGCCTTGGAGGATTGATCATGAGAAAACTTGACGACACCAACAGGACAAGGAAAAGGAGTGTACGGCACTCGTGGGTAAAGGCAGGCCCGGGGATTCAACGCTGCGCTATTTGTGGAATTACGAAGCAAAGCGAGTGGAGAGACGGGAAGACCTCGATTTGTGTACATCTATCATCTGGTGAGCTCTACTCTAAGACAGGCGAGACACCGGAATGTAGAGATTTGAGTGAGTTTTATTGATCTAAAAATATAGTTACCTATGAAAGAAGAATTTAGCAAATACGAAAAGGTTGTTTATGACGGTGAGGTATTTGAGGTGCTTGAAACTGCTGATCGTACAGGTCTAATGAAATTAGTCCCATTATTTAAAGCATCATATAAATATACTTGGGTTGACGAGGAAATGGTTGTATCATTAAACAGGGCTATTAAATTAAGGCTTATTGATAAGGAAACGGTCGATAAGCTTACGGATTATAGCTCTATCGGCGAGGGTCTATGTAATACCGATGAGTGGGAAGAGACAGACGCACCGTTCGTCGGGAAGGACGGCAGCGGGAAGAACGACCGGGCCGACGGCAAACTCCGGTGGGATCTCCTTCCTTTGGCTGAGATAGAGGACATCGTGAGGGTATATACGGAAGGCGCCAAGAAGTACGTTGAAAACTCATGGCAAGATATACCTGATGGATTCAATCGGTATTTAGGTGCGACCATGCGGCACTTAGTTGCTTATACGAAAGGGGAGAGATTTGATTCGGATACAGGGTGTATGCATCTTGCTCAAGTAGCATGGAATGCCATAGCGTTATTATATTACGATAAACATAACAAAGGGCTTATAGGATGGAAAAGTCAGGAGAAAGAATAGTAGATGAGATGTTGATGGCTATCGATAAAAGAATCGGTAAATACGTTAATGTAATCAGGCGTACTATTGATGATGGCACTCCATTCTCGATAGTTAAGTACCTTGGTAAGAATCATAAAGAGCTGAATTATGATCGTGTAAGGCATCTTAATTTTGATATAGACATAGATTGGGAGTTGAGAAGATATCAGATCGTGAAGGATTTATTATCTAACAGTTTCGATGGAAGGAAGATGGGTGTAGATGAGATAGATAATGCTATATTTACTGCTGATTTGATTATTAACAGATTAAAAACTATTTGAGATGGTAAGAATTGATTTTTTCACGAAGAAAGACGCTGAGTACAGCGATTACATGCGATATATTATCGCCAACACATTACAGGAGTATGAGGGTGAGGTCACGTTAAACCAGATCCCGGAGAACAAAGCCACGGAGGAGGAAATATCCAAGTACGGTATAGAGGTATATCCTACTATCATCGTCAGCGGAGATAACATGGATGGCTTTAATAAACTTGAGGGGATGGTCAGAAAGGCTGATCTTATCAACGTCATGTCTATGTACGATAAAAAATAAGCTCATGACGATTGAGGATAAATATCTTGGCTGGAAGGATCTGTTCTTCGACCGGTTTGTTCATTGTTATGACGACATAGATCAACCGCCGGGGAGTAACATCCCTCTGGCCAAAATAAACTTCGATAACAATACGGGATATGTGGAGGACGGGACTATTAATATAGCCGAGCTTCTTCAATATCTTCGGATACACAATAAGGTGTATGGGCATGACTATAATCCTCTAGAGATATTCTTTGTCTTACAGACACTGGAAAGACTAGTAGAAGGAGCTAAAGAGATATTTAAGGATCAACCAGGAGTGCAGGATATGCCTACTTACAAAGGTTTCTTCATAAGGGATGATTTCTCTAGGGGTAAAGATTATGCTCTTGATCTGGATAAGATCGTAAGCGGCATGGGAGGATGGTATGGCGAGGATGAGGATCCTTGTTATTCGATGTTCGTCAGCCAAGACCAGATATGGAACTTGAACCCGATATTGAAGGTATTAGCTGATGAGGGATCGCCATTAGCTAAGAAGCTTGGGTATGAGATAAACTCATATGTAAGTGATAATGGATATACGATATACAACCCATACCTTTCATGGATCAATCATTACTATCATTATTGCCCGACATTTAACGAGGATAAATTAAAGCCTTGGGATAGGGTAGAGGATAGGAAAAATAAGTTCAAGATGACGGATAAGGTTAAGAGAGGCGCCAATAACTGGTACTATTCAGGCGGAACTATATCTTGTGTGGATAACTTCATGGGGAAAAGATACAGAAAGAACCTGCGAACCTTTATCTATCGTGGAATAGTATTCTTCCTTGACCGGATATGGCATACGCCTTTATTTGAGAAGATGGGTGTGAAAATGAAATACAACGCTTATTACTGTTATGCCGCTACCTCCGGTATTTGGTACAATAAAGGATTCAAGAAAAGGCTAGCCAAGAGATTTAACGAGTCTTTACGTGGCGGAGGGGATCTGTTCGGGGCTAACCTAGCCTGCATGGTCTGTGACCGGCGGGATATCGATTGGGAAGCGCTTCGTCTTTGGCTTGACAAGTATGACGAGCCTACTGATAAGGGTATGGTGAATAGCCCTATCCAATTTATGTATTTATATTTATATTACGCTTTTAACAAATAACTTGAAATGAAGAAGATAAATGACTGGGTTATAAGGACATTTGGGTTGAGAGGTTCATGGAGCTGGGCTAAGAAGCAGATGTTAAATGGAGCGATCATTAAACGTAAGGCTACTATAGGGACATATAAAATAACTGTTGATAATGACAAGAATCAGTTGCTTGTAGCTACATGGGATCATCTAGATCAAAGTCCTGTATGGGAAAGGTGTCCGCATAGTTTATTAGATGAAGATGCGGTTGATTATTTTGTCACAGCTCATAAGGAATTATCATATGGGGGCATAAAGATCAGGATGAAAGATGAATTTAAGGATTAAGCGTGAATTTCCCTGACTTTAGGCGTGAGTAGTTCACTTGTAACGATAAAATATTAAAAGCATGAAAAAGATTACCGATAAAGACGTAGAGGCTCTTAAAGCCGGGAAGAAGGTGACAAAAGGCTTTATCCATATGCAGTTGGATGATAAGGGGAGATTGAACATGTGGGCTGATATCAATATAACTGACAAATATAGGGACTTTGAAATAGACGCTAGCAAATTGTTTGATCATGGGATTCTTACTGAAGAATATGATAAACTTAGAATTATAAACATACATTAGCAAGGTAGAAGAATATGAGAAGAAGGATGATAGGCGGTCAAACCGTTTCAAACGGTATATATATCTTACACACCAATGGCAAGTTATATACTAGTGATAAATGGAATTATTCGTGGAGAAACGACGCCGTAGGAGTGGCGTTGATAAGCGACAACAGCAGCTTCGTTATTTCAGGTATTGAGCTTAAGAATCGAAGCTGGTCTAATACGACTGGATTGATCCAAGGAGTAACTACAATAACATCAAGTAATGAAGCAAAAAAAGATTTTAATGGATTTCAAAACACACAAAGTATCGCGGAATATACGCATGCTAGTGCCGCTTATGAATGTACTGTTACTCAATTCAAGAACGGGCAAATGGGATATCTGGCATCAGTGGGAGAATGGATGGAGATCATAAATAATTTAGATGAGATTAACAGATGCATGTCTCTTATCGATGGATTAGATATAGACGAAGGCACTACAAGTTATTGGACTAGCACTCAATATAATTATGAGAAAGCATGGTTAGTGACTTATAACGGGAATGAGTTTTATCCAAATGATGAGAGAAAGGACGTTTCCTTCTATGCTATTAGAGTAATATCACAATTAAAGTGATTATATACCTAAACGATAAATAATATGAAAGTATTATCATTATTTGACGGGATATCATGTGGGTATCTAGCGTTACGGAGGGCCGGCATACCTATAGATACTTATTACGCCTCGGAGATAGACAAGACATGCATAAAGGTAAGTCAAAAACATTTTCCGAATATCATCCAGTTAGGGGATGTCAATAACTGGAGAACATGGGATATCCCTTGGAAAGACATAGATCTGGTCATGGGAGGATTTTGTTGCCAGAGTTTCTCTAGCTCAGGTAAGGGTAAGGGGTTTATGGACGCAAGGGGAAGGCTTTTCTTCCGCTTTTCGGACATCGTAAGGTATTTAAAGAAGGAGACCAAAGGTAAGATCCTGTTCTTGGACGAGAACGTCCGGATGCGGGACGAGCATCGCCGAGTGATAACGGAGGAGCTGGGCGTAGAGCCGGTGGAGATCGATAGCGCCTTGGTCTCGGCACAGACCCGGCATCGTCTTTATTGGTGTAATTGGCCGTAGAAATGCCGAAAGACAAACATATATCGTTGGATGATATTTTAGAGCATGACAAGGGCTGGAATCCGGGAGCCATAAGAGGAATATATATAGGAGTCATTGTCGGTAGAAGGATAGGAGAGGACGGACATCGAAAGGATTATGACAAGAACGTGAAAATAACGCAATGTCTGGAAGTAAGAAAAGACAAGAATACTACCTCTATTAAGAAAAGTAATTGCCTTACAACAGTCATGAAAGATAACGTGATATCATCATTACCGCCCGGAAGATATCCTAATGCCTTTGACATGAAAGATAAGTTCAGATACCTGACTCCTGTGGAGATGTGTAGGCTACAGACATTGCCGGATGATTACCTTGATGGGATAGCCCCGAATACGGCCATGTCTTTAGCGGGAAACGGATGGACAGTGGATGTGATAGCCCATTTGCTAAGAAGCATAGAGCGTAAGCAGATGAATGATATTGTAAAGGAGTTTCGCAAGATCACTGATGAGCTTATGTTCGGATCATCAGAAACGGATACTAATGTGACATGTGATAAACATGAGCAAAATAAAGCCATACGGAAGAGTCAAAACAGTTAAGGGGTCTTCATGGAAAAAGGATATACATCCACCAAAAGGGCACAAGAATTGGTGGGAAGACGTATGCGATCCTGTACCTATAAGTACTATGAAGCTTAAATTTAAAACAGAATTAAGGGATGATTATAAACAAGAAATGGTCAATGCCGAACAGCGAGACATTCAGCATAAAACCGATAAGAGAACTTATAGATAGATATAAAAAAGACGGAATGGTTATAGTAGATCCATTCGCCAGAAACAGCGATATAGGGACGATAACCAACGATCTTGATCCTGAGACTAAGGCTATGTATCATAAAGACGCCACGGACTTCTTGTGTCATCTTGATGATAATATAGCTGATATGGTATTATATGATCCACCATATTCTGCGAGACAGGTATCTGAGTCGTATAAAAGACTTGGAGGTGCTGTTGATATGCAAACAACGCAATCCAGCTACTGGGCTAGGCAGAAGAAGGAGATAGCTAGGATCACCAAGAAGGGCGGGGTGGTCATTACCTGCGCGTGGAACTCCGGCGGTATAGGGACCGGGCTTGGCTTCGAGCAGCAGGAGATTCTTCTTGTGGCTCATGGGGGATGGCATAATGATACGATTGTTACTGTAGAGAAAAAGATCAAAGGTTAGATGAAAGAAAGGATATTCACCACAAAAGAACAGGGGAGAGTGCTGGTTGAGACCGGCCTCCCTATCTCCATCGCCATCGGATTCAGAGACAAGTACCTTGACTCATTGCATTCTATGGAGGATGACGCTGGTCGTATAGGACTGATCGAGGCCGTTACCCCGGATATATCCGACCCGGTTTGGGATGTAGGGACGTTATTGAACTTACTCCCAGCCGAGATAAAGGGTTATACGTTAGAGTGCTATAAATTTGAAGACAAGTGGTTCGTGTCGTATATGGATGAGGACGATATCTCCGTATATTGGAGCAACGAAAAACTTCTTATAGACGCGTTATTCTCATTGATGATAGATTTGATTAAGTGTGGATTATATGAAACAGAAACCAAAGATAAGATATAAAACAGAGGAATATCCTCCTATGGAAGGTGTTCCTCTTTTAGGATACAACAAAAGATATAGCTGTCCGTGGGAAGTAATGTATAGGAGAGGGGATAAGTACTACACCTGCATGAAGTATGATGCTGAATTTGAAACATATCCACCGGAAGAATATGAATATTTATATCCATGAAAATATGAAACAAGTAACAAGAATAAGATACAAAACGGGGGATAATCCGCCTATGGCCAATGTCCCTCTTATAGGATACAGCAAAAAATATGACTGTTGGGTAGCGTTAGTATACAGAAAAGGGGATAACTATTACACCAACATGGAGTGCGATGTTGAATATAAGACATCTCCTCCAGATGAATACGAATACGTATATCCGTGAGAACTAGAAGGGATATATTTATATTTAAGCATGATTAATATTATTTTAATATTATTCATGCTTTTATTTTTGTTTAAATCCTATCTTTGTATCAGTATTAAAAACCAGATTGTTATGAACAAATTAATCTTGAACGATATCCAAGACCTGTGGAGGTGGAGGGAGAAGATAAACATTGATGACTTCAAAGAGGATCCTATGGCTGAGGATATGCCATTATATTTCCCGTGCGCCGTCGTATGGCATGTGAATTGGGGTGAGCATGACGCTGATAATTATATATGTTATGGATTTGTTTATGTAGCAGAAATATTAGGGATATGAACATTAAAAAACAGATAATTCTTGACGATAAAGACTATGAGCGATTAGTGCACGATGCTAATCTCAGTAATGATGAGATAAAAAGCAAAATCGCCAGCGCTCTAACCACCGATATAGTGGTTAGTTTCGATTTCGATGTAAATAAAAAGGTTACGGGGAATATGAGGATCGAAAGCGCCACCTATAATCTAGGATATAATGAATATGATAATATCGTAAGGGCTAGAGACAAGAATATTCACCATGCTGTTTATACAGCTATATATGATTATCTTGAGAAAATAAAGAGAGATAATAATGAGCTAAGCGCAAAAGATTGGATATTATTCACGTCTATAATCTTATCTGTTTTAGCGATGGGATTTGCAGGCGGATGGTTGGCATTTAATTGATTGAATTATGGGTAATTTAAAAGACATAAAACATGAATAAAAGAAAAATCAAAAAGAAACTCCATTTAAATAACAAAGGCATTGATGGGAAGATAGCTAATAATACGACATTTGATTTCGATTTCAATGTTGAAAAGAAGGAGAGCAATAAACTAAATACAGAAGATTGGGCGCTGTTATCACTTATGATTTTGTTTATTTTTGCGATGGGAGTTGTAAGTGGATGGTTAGCGTTTAATTGTTTAGGCATTGGAGAAGGTTAAGGAACATTTTAAAAATCAATAGATATGAAATTACTATTTTTCGATTTAGAGACAACCGGTGTTAAGTTCTGGAGAAACGGGATACACCAAATAGGAGGGATCGTGGATATCGACGGGCAGGAGGCAGAGAGGTTCGACATCCGCCTAGCCCCGAACCCTGCCGCCACGATAGAGCAGGAGGCGCTGGACGTGGCCGGCGTTACCTTGGAGCAAGTGCAGTCTTATCAGCCTATGGAAGACGGATACAGGCAGTTAGTTGGTATATTATCCAAATACGTGAATAAGTTCGATAAGAGGGATAAAATGTATTTAGTGGGGTATAACAACGCTGGATTCGATAACAGCTTCCTACGGGCTTTATTCCAGCAATGTGGGGATAAGTATTTCGGATCATGGTTCTATCCTAACTGTATGGATGTATATGTTATGGTGACACCATTCCTGATGGGTGCAAGAAACGATATGGAGAACTTTAAGTTGATGACCGTGGCTAAGACCAT